TAATCAGTGGTGGCTATGCTACTGATCCCGGCTCTATTACAATAACAGGTACAGGTGGTGTATTCTTCTTTGTCCACCGTAGTTATACGACTATTGAAGACTTAACCATTACTGCAAACCAAAGTAATTGTTTCTATAACTATCCTACCACTGGTGTCACATATCAACGATGCACACTCAATGGTGGTAATGGTGGGGCACTAATTGGGATTAGTGCTGCTAATGGACAAGCCTACACTGACCTGACAATCACTGAGAATGCATTCATAGGTGGAACAGGCTCAACACTAGGAGGAGCAATTAGCTGGACTGTAGCGGCCTCTGGTGCCCCTATTAGTAGTCTTACCCGTGTAACTATCAGTAACAATACATTCGACGGCTGTGATGCTGAGAGGGCTGTTATTCAGCTTCGTTTAGAAGATGGTTCTAATCTAGCTTCTACAATGGCTGATATAATCATCACAGATAATATATTTACTAATTGCCCAACCTTGGGTATGGAAATTGTTGGTCCCTCCCTCACAGGCTTCCCAGAATATTACGGAGTAAATACCGGAATCCGTGTAACGGGTAACAAGTTTTACGATATGACCAATACCTCTGCTGCCTTCAATTTAGGGGGTGCAATGGGTATTGGTGGATTTGGTCCTTCCCTTACTCCGGGCTTTGGTGATAACATCATAGCCCACAATGAAGCTTATCGTATCACTGGTCCTTCTGGATTGCTTAATCTATTCTATGGTTCCTTCGTAGTATATAATAACTATGGTGAAGATATATACGCTTCACAAGCTGATGGTAATGGTATTCTTGTTGACCACGGGTGTGATAATTGCCAGATATATCAGAATAGACTAAAGAGGGTTATAGGCCACGCTGCTGCCGAGAACAGCGGTTGTGGCATTATGATACTCAATGCAACTAATATTGATGTATATAGCAATATTGTTGAAGGATGCAAGATAGGGGTTTACATTGGCAATAAGGCAGAAGGACAATCCTGTCGTGTTTATAATAATACATTTAAAGACTGTACCTATGCAGGGGTTCTCCTACTAGCTACTGCGGATATGGCTACCTCTTTTGTACAGAACAATATATGCACCGCTGGAGCATCCTGTCCCTCTGTTCTTGTTAAGGCTGGTACTTGGCTCTGTGAAAGTAATAACTGTTTCTATAGCTTTGCTGTTCCAAGTGGACATACATTACATGCAACCACCGAAACAATTGACCCACAATTGGATGAGAGACATGGTTGTGCAGCAGAGGGTGTAAGAGGTAAGGGGACCTTTATAGAGGCTAGGACTGACCTGTACGATAGGCCATTCTTAAATCCTCCTATATTAGGAGCAGTAGAGCAAATAAATAAAGATTTATACAGAACACTAAAAGGACTTTAATATGTTTGGGTGGTTTAAGAAAGAACCAGTATCACAGATTGAACGTGTATCTCTTCCCCTCCTTGGTTGGCGGAATAACATGTGGGTAATGACTCCAGATGGTATAGGTATTGTATTTAAGCTTGGAGCAGACTCAGAAGTTCATTTGATAGACTCCTCTGGATTGACCATAGCCAGTAAGATATATGAGACAGTATCTCTTAGGCAAGCTAAGTATGGAGAGATTCCCGTAGTACGTAGAAAGATGTCAAAGGAACAAGCAGCTAAATTGGGGTATTTCTAATGGCTCTTTTAGTACCAGACGTAGGCGAGAATCTTATTCTTGCAATGATTGTTAATAAAACTGCACCACAAGACTTGGTGCTGAGATTATTTTCTTCTAACACAACCCCTGCTGAAACGGACACGGCAGCTACTTATACAGAGGCTACCTTCTCTGGTTATGCTGCTATAACATTAACAGGGGCAACTTGGGGGAGTCCTAGTGGTGGAACGATTACTTATGGTGGGCAGCAAACTTTTACTCATAATGGTGGGGCTACTAGTAACAGCATCTATGGTTACTTTGTTACTCAGCTTACTTCAGGGATTCTCCTTTATTCTGAGCGAGATGCTGCGGCTCCTTTTACCTTGACTAATAATGGAGATAACGTAAAACTAACCCCAACCCTATCGGCAGACTAACATGGCTAAACGATACTATATTTGTGATATTATAGGAGATGGAAGTGATGGAATGATGACCCCCACAACAGGTCCATTTCGCCCTGCCATCGCTGATCTTGGTGTAGCATGGGTTGGTACTATTCCCTCTGATCCTAGCACAGGACGTCCACTATTTAATTGGACGCTGGTCTTGGTTAATACTGAGAACCATGCAAGGCTTATGGGAATTAATGGAATAGACTCCCTTCCTGACTTCCCTCTTGATGGAAAGGTTAGTGCTATAAATAATGTTACGAAAACTAACATGATTAATATGTTAAATAGGCGGGGATTGAGTACGGATTTTGTTACAGGCTCCGATGGGTATAGAGATATTATCAGAGAATTAGGAAAGAAGCTTTCTGCTGCCTTCGACGAAAATAACTTTGATATATCATAAGTAATGGCCCAATTCGCATCAGACAGTTTTACTGGAACAAGTGGCACTACACTACAGACGTATAGTGCGAATTGGGTAGAGCATACTCTCGGCGGTGGTGGGGATATGCTCATCACAGCCAATAGGCTACAACAGCGTGTAACTGGGGAAGGGCTTTATTATCACACTACCTCCCCATCCTCGGCAGACTATAGCGTATCTGCTGATCTCTACACGATGTCGTTGTCTCCTGCCTTTAACTACACAGCTATAATTGGTAGGGTTAATACAGCAGCCCTCACCTATTATAGCGTTCGATATGGTACCTCTATAGGTTGGCAACTAACAAAGATTGTAGCTGGTACAGGCACAATACTTGGTAGTAATACCTTACCCGCCCCCGGCGTTGGTGGTTCAATCAATGTTAAGCTCGACATGTCCGGTAGCGTTATCAAGATGCTACTTAATGGGTCCGTCTTACTTGAAGCCACGGATACGTCAATAACTTCAGCGGGTAAGACGGGGTTACGGGTATTCAATAACAATGTGCCTACCTCTTCTGAGGGGTTGCATTTTGATAACTTTAGTGCGGATGAAGTATCAGGAGGAGGAGGGACCTCCTATTTAGTATCTCCAAGTGGGTCTATTAGTTTCTCTGGTTCATCCACTAGTATAAGAGGAAAGGTTTTTAATGGTAGTGGTTCCATAACATTCTCTGGAACCAGTTCATTAATTGGAACTAGGAATTTTACCATAACTCCTAATGGAGGTGTAGTTATTACTGGGACTGCCCCAATGGGTAGTACCGCAATAAGTAACTATACTATAAGTCCAAGCGGAGGTGTTACTTTTATGGGGAATGTCCTATTGATAAAGACACATATTCAATTGCCTTCGGGTCAGATTAATTTTAGTGGGTCGGCTCCCCTTGACTCAAACACTGTAATCATAATAATAAGTACAAGACTTCCCTTAACGGGATCAGGAAAATAACATGCCTTTTATGAAGAATGGTAAGAGAGATTATAAGAAAGAACTTGAGTGGGAACATAAGCACAAGCCAAATCGAGTTAAAGATAGGGCAGCTAGAAATAAGGCTAGGAAAGAGGCAGGATTAAAGGTAGGGGATAGTAGACAAGCCGATCATATTAAGCCCCTCACTGAGGGTGGCTCTAAGAGTAAGAAGAATGTTAGGGTTGTTTCTGCAAAGACCAATCTTCATAAAGAAGCTATGAGAAAAAAGAGAGAGGCTCGATAAATGGCTAAAATTGTACTAGCAGATATTGTATCAGGATTTGCTTCCACTGCTGCCTTAAATGCAAATAACACTGCCATAGAGACCGCAGTAGAGAATACATTGTCCAGAGATGGTACAAGTCCAAATCAGATGTTGAGTGATTTGGATATGAATGGTCATCGTATTCTTAATCAATCTAATATTATATCTGTCTCTGGATTTAATTGGGAAGGTACATGGGTCACTGCAACGAGCTATGTGATTGGTGATGTTATTGAGAATAATGGCTCTGCCTATGTATGTATAGTAGATCATACATCAGGGGCCTTCTCAGCAGACCTTGCTGCTGTAAAATGGCAGTTGGTGGCTCAAGCCAGCTTCCCATCTCAAACAGGTCATGGATATGGTTTGTTAACCACTGATGGGTCTACTGCTTCTTGGGCAGCTAGTACAGCATTCGCTCATTCCCTATTGGATGATGCCACAGCGGCGGCAGCATTAACTACGCTAGGTGTGTCTGCCTTTGGTCAAACCCTTATAGATGATGCAGATGCGGCAACAGCTAGAGCAACCCTTGGGGCTGTAGGATTAACTGGAACGGAGTCCATTGGGGGTAATAAAACCTTTACAGGAAATATGGTTGTAGATGGCACCCTTGACCCCTCAGGGATAATTGGGACCACTACCAATGATAGTGCCGCTACGGGAGAGATTGGTGAATACACTGTTAATGCTGTAACTGAAGGTTCTCCTGTTGCTTTGACCACTGGGTCAACAAAGACAATAACATCAATTAACTTGACAGCGGGAGATTGGAATATATATGGACAAGGAGGTGTAACACTAGGAGCGACAACTAGTATAACTTCTTTCTTTGGGTCAGCCAGTCTTACAAACAATGTGGCTGATTATTACCAGTTTGCCTACAGAGCATCTGCTTGGGTTCCGGGAGCAGTTGCTATGAGTTATACAATACCCTTTAGGCGTATCTCTATTAGTATCCCAACAACTGTCTATTTGGTCATGGCTGCATCCTTCACAGTAAGTACATGCTCAGGTTTCGGTTTTATTGCAGCTCGGAGAGTTAGATAATAATATGGTTACAGTAAACTTGCAAGAATATTTTCCTGATTATAATGTTATATATCTTAATAAATCAGATGGAAGTTTAAACACAAGGTACACTTTACAAAAGACTCCTACACCTATAGATAACCTATATACATCTTATATGAATCTAGGTAAAACTGGTCATACCTATATGTGGAGGAAAGAATACTATCAATCAGGGAGTTGGTGTACAACCACCTATGCGGCTCTCTTTATGGGTACCGATGGGAGTATAACTGAGACAGGAGATTGGTTTGCTAATACCCCTTGTACTCCTAATGTTGTCCTTGGTTATAAAACTCCCGCTGGTGTTAATACAGGACTTCTTTGGGCAGGGATGGGAGGCTTGTCTGATACAGCTACCATAGCTGAAATGGATGTATGGAGGCAGAATACTCCCGGAGGTGTTTATGCAAACTCAGGAGCCAAGGCATATAGTAAAACAGGTGTAGTAAAGGTTTATAGCGAATATACCCCTCCATATGGTAGAGATGCCTGTGGTGTCTGGAGGGAAGGTGGTGGTACTACTTATACAGATGTTGTACAGATTGTAATGTATCATGGAACAAAGAGACCAACTTCTACTCCCATTAGATGTGTTGGTCCAATCTCAGCAAATGGAGTTTATTATCAAAGTTACAAAGATTACAATACGTATGCAATCGAAATGTATCTAGCCAAAGGTATAGGGATTATTCAACACAATACCCCTTTTATTGAGGATGGTACGTTTTGGAACATACCTAATTGTAACGGGGATATGTTTAATAGCCCCGGAGCGTGGGTAACATATATTGATAGTCCTTTATCTTAATAGGAGATTTAAATGAGCATAAGTGCGATTGTTGGAAATATTAAAGATACCCTGAGCCGTGTTGTTAATGCCGTTAGTTTGGATGAAGCAAAGAGCTTAGCAAACCAAGGACTGCAAGAAGTAAATGCTTTCTTGAATAAAGGAGAACGGGCTATTGACCCGTGGTTGGTAAGGTGGGCGGCCTCCTCGTGGTCTATGCCTATAGCTGTGGGTTTTGGTCTTGCTTTGTTGTTTATAGGCGATATTCTGAATGTGGCTTATTTAACCTTTGGTCTTCTCAAGCTCATTTTCTAAGTGCTTAAAATACCTGTTAAATATCTCAAGATAGGAGGGGCAGGGTTAATTGCCCTTGCCCTCTCTGAAGGTCTCCGAACCACCGCATACTTTGACACTGTAGGGGTTCCTACGATAGGTTATGGGGAAACAGAGAATGTAAAGATGGGGGACAAAACCACACCAGAAAAAGCTCTAGTACGCTTACTCTACAGCGCAGAAGATAAACACGCTAAGGGAATGAAAAAGTGTATTGGGGATGATATTGAAATGTATCAAAAGGAATATGACTGGCATGTACATTTTGGCTATCACATAGGGGTTGCTGGATATTGTCGATCCGAGACATTGAAACTGCTAAAGCAAGGAAAGAAAGAAGAGGCATGTCGTGCAATGGCAGGGTGGATGAAACCTCCTGAAATACGTGGAAGGAGAGAGAAAGAAATTGCAGGATGTTTAGCCGCAGTCAAGGAGGGAGAGGGTGTATAATCCTATAAATTGGCTACTTGCCATTTTAGTCATAGTAGTGGTTATCCTAGCTACTTATACTAAAATTATATCTACTGAGTTAGAACTTGCAAAAGTCTCAATGAAAGGTGTTGAGATTGTTGGAGTGGCCCAAGAGAAAGAGGCCAAGAAAGAAGACAAGGAAAGTAAGGAAAGTAAGGAGAAAGTTGATGAAATCGCTCGTACTACTATTGCTAAGTTGCAGTCTGATAATGACCGGATGCGCCGTCAGATTACCAGTAGCCGCAGCTTGCCCGCAGCCCCTCAAACATGTACCGGAGGCGGCGAGACAACCACAATCGACTGGCCCCTCGTTGAGCGAGAGGTTGACAATTTTAGAATCAGAGCTAGAGACCTCGTTGAAGAAGGCGACAAGCACCGTGAAGGACTCGACTCAGTAAAAGAGTGGGTAGAAGACGAACTTGACTAACCCAAGAGAAGCTATAAGAATACAAGCAGAAAATGACTTTGTATTCTTTATAAAACTGGTAGCCCCATATCTTCTTATGGGGTCTATCCATGTCGAATTAGCTCAGTGGCTTACAAGGCAAGGAGGTAAGGATAATAAACTTACCCTCCTTCCTCGTGGTCATATGAAGAGCAAGATTGCTGCTTTTCTTGCCGCGTGGTGGATCACTAAAGACCCATCAGAAACAATACTATATGTATCAGCTACATCTCCTTTGGCTGAGAAACAATTGTATCAGATTAAGCAGATTATAGATAGCCCAATCTATAGACGCTACTGGCCTGAGATGATACATCCCGAAGAAGGGAAGAGGGAAAAGTGGGCAGTAGAGGAGATATGTGTAGACCACCCTATACGCAAGCAGGAAGGCATCAGGGACGCTACAGTTAAGGCTACAGGTATCACAGGTAGTACAACAGGTTTCCATGCGTCTAAAGTCATCCTAGACGATCTGGTGGTTCCTACTAATGCCTATACAGAAGAGGGTAGAGAAAAAGTAGCTGCTCTTTATTCACAACTAGCCTCCATTGAAAACCCCGGTGCCCAAGAAGCTGTCTTTGGGACTCGTTATGATCCTAGAGATTTGTATGGAACTCTAATCTCCATGAAGGAATCAGTATTTGATGACGATGGAGAAATAATAGATGAGGCAGAAGTCTATGAAATTTTCCAAAAGGTTGTGGAAACAGATGGTGAGTTTCTATGGCCGCGTCAACAACGTGCGGATGGAACTAAGTTCGGATTTGATGCAAAAATATTGGCTCGAATCAAAGCTAAATATGTTGATTCCACTCAGTATTATTCTCAATATTATAACAATCCTAATAGCTCTGATAATGCTCCCATAGACTCTAATAAATTCCAATACTATGAGAGGAGCCTTCTAAAGCAATTAGAGGGATCATGGTTTATAAAAGAAAGGAAGCTAAATGTTTATGCCGCTATTGACTTCGCTTTTTCGCTTAGTAAGAAAGCTGATTATACGGCTCTGGTCGTAGTTGGGGTAGACAGTGGAGGTAACTACTATATCCTAGAAATTGATCGGTTTAAGACTGATAGGATTGTGGAGTATTACAATCATATTATTAAGAACCAACAGAAGTGGGGATTTAGGAAGTTAAGGGCCGAGGTCACAGTGGCTCAACGTGCTGTAGTTAATGAACTGAAAGAGAGTTATATCAAACCAAACGGTATATCCCTTTCTATAGATGAATATAATCCTAGTCGCCACGAAGGGGCAAAGGAAGAGCGTATAGCTTCCATCCTTGAGCCTAAGTATGATAACTTACAAGTATGGCACTATCGTGGTGGTAATTGCCAAACTCTCGAAGAAGAACTAATAATGCGTAGACCCCCTCATGATGACATTAAAGATGCATTAGCAAATGCCATCAATATAGCTGTAATTCCTAAACAATGGAGTATGCAATCCGCTGTGTCGAATATCAAGTCTCACCCTAGATTCGGAGGTATTATCTAATGGCTGGTAAAGTAGCCGCGATACGAGATGTTATCGGTGAAGATAACCTAGCTCGTCAACTGGTGCATCTCTATGATCGTTGGAGAATTCAACGCATGGAGAAAGAAAAGGAATGGAAAGAATTACGTAACTATATCTTTGCTACGGATACTACCACCACTACCAATAGCTCCCTTCCTTGGAAGAATAAAACAACCCTTCCTAAGATAACACAGATTAGGGATAACCTCCATGCAAACTATATGGATGCCTTATTCCCTAACGAAGACTGGATGGAATGGGTTGGAGATGATGTGGATGCTGTAGCAAAGGACAAGCGTATTGCCATTACCGCCTATATTAAAAACAAATGCCGCCTTTCAGGATTCCGTGAAACTATATCCCAATGCCTCTATGATTTCATTGACTATGGAAATGCCCTAGGAGAAATTCAATGGGTCAGGGATGTAACTGTTGACCCTGATACCGGAGAAGAAACCATTAATTACATAGGACCAAAAGCCGTACGTCTTTCTCCCTATGATATTGTGTTCAATCCGGCTGCTCCAACCTTTGAAGACTCCCCGAAGTTCACTCGCTATCTGAAGAGTATTGGAGAACTAAAGAAAGAGATAAGGACCCGTCCTGACTTACAGTTCGATGAGGCCGTTCTAGATAAGGGGATTAAACTACGCAATACAATGTCTTCTTTTAAAATGGAAGACCTTAATAAGGCCGAAGGATACACCGCTGATGGGTTTGGCACCTTATCCGAATATTATGGCTCCGGTCTCATTGAAGTCCTAGAGTTTGAGGGAGACTACTACAATCAGCATACAGGTGAGTTATACGAAAATAGAATTATAACGGTTATAGATCGTGTTTATGTTCTGCGTAATATAGCAAACCCTAGTTGGATAGGTAGAGACACCAAGGCTCATGTTGGTTGGAGGGATCGTCCTGATAACTTATATGGTATGGGGCCGCTGGATAATTTGGTGGGTATGCAGTACCGTTTAGACCATCTAGAGAATCTGAAGGCGGATGCCCTTGATATGACTATACTCCCTCCTATTGCAATCAAAGGAGAGGTAGAACCTTTCACATGGGCACCCGGAGTTACCATACATGTACCTGAAGATGGAGAGGTTGGATTACTTCCTCCGAATCCTGCTGCCTTCCAAGTAAATAATGAGATAGCTAATCTAATGGCCCTCATGGAAGAAATGGCTGGTGCCCCTAAACAGGCAATGGGTATTAGAACTCCCGGTGAGAAGACTGCTTTTGAAGTACAACAATTAGAGAACTCTTCTGGTCGTATCTTCCATCACAAGACCAATAAGTTTGAGATACAATTTATTGAGAAGCTTCTGAATCTAATGCTTGAGATTGCACGACGTAACATGGATACAGGAGACTTGGTTCGTGTAATGGATGATGACCTTGGTGTAAGTAACTTCATCAGTATTACAAAAGAAGATATTACAGCTAAAGGTAAGTTGCGTCCAATGGGTTCACGTCATTATGCTGCAAGGGCACAACTGATTCAAAATCTAATGGGTGTATATAACAGTCCGGTGGGTCAATTAATAGCTCCTCATACATCGGCTAAGTCTCTGGCTAAGTTGATTGAAGAGTCAATGGGCTTCTCCAAGTTTCAAATTATTAAAGAAAACATAGCGGTTATGGAACAGGCCGAAACTCAAAGGCTTATGAACCAAGTCACACGTACCCTAGAGACAGAGGAACAAACCCCTGTTGAAGAGGATATGCTGGGCGATGGTCCTATACCACAATAGAATTTGATTTTCAAGTACATTTTGTGATATAATATATGTTAAATTCATTAAAGTCAAAAGAAGCTTCCTCTATAAGTAAAGAAGAAGCCTTAATGATAATTAAGAATTATATTGGTAAGGAAGTAGCACTGATGCACCGGAAGATGATTGCAGATGATTCCTTTGATTCTCCTGCATGGTCTGAGAAACAGGCTTCCTTATTAGGTGCATTGAAACTTGCCGATAAGATTTTAAACTTTATACCTGACCAAGGGAAATAATGACGGATCAAACGATTTTCAGTGATGATGTTGACCAAACACCATCCGATGCAACACCTGCAACTACCACACAAGAAAATACAATTCCACCCGAATTAGTAGAACTTGTTGGAGCAGGAAAGAAGTATGCGACAGTTGAAGCAGCGTTGAAGGCTCTCCCCCATTCTCAATCTCATATTAATAAGTTAGAGGCTGAGTTGGCAACTCTTAGGGAAGAAGTAACTAAGCGCAAGACTACGCAAGAACTTCTTGATGAAATTAAGTCTGGTATTCCTCAAGGAGAGACCACTCCTACAGATGGGCTAAACCAAGACACTGTAGT